CGGCAACTCCACCAATTGTTCCAGCAATTCCTGTTCCTATACTTCCGATTCCAGTTCCTAACGCCATTCCAATCCATTTTGCAATTTTCCAAATTGGACTCACGATGCTACGTATTAAGTTAAAAATAATTGGAATCCAACTCCAAACTTTCTTTCCCATTTTTTTGAAGAAACCTTTTAAACCACCTAGTTTAGATACTTGTTCCTTGGCGCTTTTCTTTATTCGGTCAAGTGTCCATAGTTTTTTCTTTTCTGTTTTCACTCTATCTTTAAAATTCGCATAGGTAGTTTTTGCAGTTGCAGCAATATTTTGTGCCATACTTGGTGAATGAGGTCCTTCTCTTTCTTCTTGATCTCTCTTTAACTTAACAAGTTCTAGTAAACAGGATAAAACATCTTTTCCTCTTTGTGTTGCTTCTTCTGTTATATCGCCTATATTTTCTCCAGTAACTCCCATTCTTCTCATTACTAAACCAGGTCTGAAGAAACCTCTCCAATCTTCAATTCCTGCATCTCTTAAAGCTCTTTTATCTAATCCAAGGGCGTCAACAAATGAATCAAAACTCGATGATCCAGCTGAAACTATACTTCTACTAGTCATAGCCTCACGAATTTTATCAAACCATGTATAAGTTAAAGCTGTTCCTGGTTTTATTTCTCTTCCAATTGCAGCTTCTGCTGATGCTTTAGTATAAAGTGCAATTGAATCTAATTTTGGCATACCTTTTGTATATAATATAGATAGAAGGTTAACCATTTTCATATAAACATTATCTGTTCTGGTTGCTCGTCTAACATCTGATAAATATCCACCTCTAGCTCCAAAAAGCATCTTCCATGGAGCTGTTATAACAGTTTTCATTGTTTGACCAAACATTAACATAGCTCTAAAAGATGGATGTTGAAGAAGAGTACGTTGCCATGCAATTCTAAGTTGAGATGTTGTTCCTATCATTGCAACTTTTAGTTCTATTGTGGCTTTAAGTAGCCTTTCTTGCCATGATTCTGTTCTCGGATCTCCTGCTCTTCTAAACTCTTCAATAAATGTACTTATTACTCCCTTCTGTGTTTTCTCTCTTTCAACAACAACTGTTTCTAATCTATTCATGGTTTGCGACATCAATTGTATACTTACACCGAGACGTTTTGCAATTTCTGTGCTCCTTGATTCATCAATTTGTGCCAGCAATTTATCAATAGGTGTAATAACTTCAGCAGCATGAACTTGAACTAACCCACCTTCTTTAACATAACCTCCAGTTTGAAGTTTAGGTGGTTCTTTTTCTATCTTCTTTCTTAAACCGCTAACTTCAGAAGTAACAGCTCCAAAATCTTCTCTCATTCCATGTTGCTCAGCTTCTTTTCCTTTTTTAAATATTCCTGCAACCGAATGACCAGCTTTTGATAAACCTTCTGATACAGAATCACCAATTCTTTCTTTAATTCTTCGACCAGCATCTTGAAACACATCCGTTTCCATAAATTTTGCTGCAAAGTAACCAAAAAGTGGAGTAGCCCTTGAAAGAGCCATAGCAATTGTATTAGTTTTGTTAATACTTATATCTTCACCAACTGCTTTACCATATTGTTTAATTGCGTTAGATGATGCCCCAGCAGTTTCTGTAGTGATATTTTTAACACCAATAGATAGTTGTTTAATTGTATTACCTAATCCTTTAATAACTCCAGAATATGCTGATGCAGTTTCGCTTGTAAATTGGCTTCTCTCAAGTTCTAGATGTTGCATTAACTTTTGCTGTTCTTTTGTTAACGAACTGATCTCATTTGAAACTTGTAGTCTTTTTTTATTTTGCTCTTGAACCAGATCATCAACTGATCTGTGAAGACCACTAATACGTTTAGCTCTATCACTAGCTAATTGTGAAGACCCTTCTTCTAATATCTTAGTTCCGGGCATCATTTTTTCTTTATCAGCCATTTAAACTCCTATAATTTCATTATCCCTTTTAATGCTTTAGATGTATGTCGTTTATTTTCAGATAATATAGCTATAATTTCAGATGGATAAATAAGTTCCTGAATACAAATTGTTGTTAAATTTTTCATATTAAATGCTTCTTTATATGTCGCATACATTGGGGATATAATATGAGAAAATTTACGTGCTGATTGAAAAAAAGCGTTCATGTTGGTTATAAACACTTTTATCAATACTATGTAATCATTTAACGTTCTTTCAAACATATTACTTTCTAGTTTTGTTATATCCTTTAAAGATGTATGTAGCATTTTATGGTACTTAACTAAATCAGAATTAGTTATTTTACTTTTTGATGTTTCCAGTTTGTTTAAAAAAAGAACCGTTGGTATAATTTTATCAGAAGATAACTCTTTTGGATCAAATTGAAATATTTTAGACCATAATATATTATAATATGTTGAAAGTTCATTTCTATATAAATTTACGAACCCATTTCCTATTTTGTTTGATAACATATGCATACATTCATGAACTGTAAGTTCTGCCATAAAATCATTAGAAATATGACCAAATATATTAGCAGTATTTGAGATTAATATAAAAACTTTATCTATACTTGGAGTATAAAACCCCATAATGCTTCTAACACTTGATGGAGTGAATAATTTCCAAGCTATAAATCTAGACATTCCTTTTGTAATGAAACATGGTATTATTTTTCCCTGGTTGAATGTAAGTTTATTAAATTTATTAATAGCAGACTTTGTTCTTCCGCTTTTATTTAGAGCCTTAATAAAACTTTCTTGTAATTTTGAAGACGAATATAAAATAGTAGAATCTAATTTTGCAACAGGTTTCAATCCAAATGGAAGAGCAAATATCTCACTAACATCTACATTTGGTTCATTTGGGTCATTCCATGTAAAATTTGATAAATCAATTTTATCCATATTAACTCCTTATTGCTGGTCATATAAACTAAGAACATCAACGAATCCTGACATCTCATTTATATTTTCTTTAACATGTTTCATGATACCTTTATTTGAACGATCTAATGGAACATTAACATTACTTCCTAAAATACTAGCCATATCTTCAGTAATAGCAGAATATCCTTGAGAGTCAATTAATAGAGGTGGATCATATTTTCGTACATACATAACAACAGATGATGATAGTACCAAGTCATCATGGCATCCTGAATCCGCTTCGACTTTACCAGAAGTTTTTGTAACTAAGCCAGCTATTTCTAATGCCAATCTTTCTGATTTAACAGATTCAGGAAACTCTGTAATATATGAATATAAAGCATCTATCATTAACGGTCTTGTTTTTGCAGTAGTTGCAAGACCTGGTAATATTGTTTGTGTGCCTCGTCTCTCTTTATACATCATATGCGAGAACTCACTATTATTTAATTGCTCAACAATTTGATTTCCATATGAATTTGATTCTACAACTATTAAACCTGGATATTGTGATGCCATTACCTTTACTACTTTTACATAATCAAGTACTTTACATTTTCCACGGTATTCAGCAACTTGTTCCATAGTTTCGTAATCCCAAATAGTCATAGCAGATTTATCTTCTCCATGCTCAGGGGCAGTATCTACACCTGATATATAATATCTTCCTGGAATTGGATTTGCAAATTTCCAAACTTCTCCATTGAAAAGTTTTAGTTTTTCTATAGGTTTTTGAACAGCATCTTGAACTCTTTCAACTGTTTCTGGTTCAAAGAATGATCCCTCTGCTGGTAAGAATTTTAACTCTAATTCCTGTGCTATTTTTCTTTGGTCATTATCAAAAAGTTGACATTGAGTTTTATACCAACTAGGATCATCTGCTAACTCTGGAATCATTTTCCAGTGGATTACAAATGGTTCAAATATATCATCTCGATCAACTGCCTTTGAGTATCGTCTAAAATACCATTCTCCAATTCCAACTGTTTTATTTGGTGTAGATAACACAACTGTACCATAAGGAACGTTAGCTTTTCGGGCTTGCATCTGACTCGTGGATAAAGCCGGCACAAGTGAAGTCCATGCAGTATCAATATGATGAACGAATGCTGCCTCATCAATGACTAAGAAAGTAAGTGCTTTACCACGAAGAGTTTTATCAGGAGCATTTGGATTAACAGGTGAAGCAAATACTTTTGATCCGTTAGTTAGGATAAATGATTGTTCTGTTCTTTTTGCAAATCCTCTTCCTAAAGGACCTCTTGGAGGTTTCATCCATTCGGGAATCTTTTCAACCATTCCACGAATAGCTCTTGCAAAATCGGTAGCTTCTTTCCCATCTTTTGAAATAATTCCAATAACAACATTATCATAAAAAACAGTTAACCATGCAGAATATGCTTGTATGATCGTTGAAATTCCGATCTGACGACTCTTTAAAACTAAGACATATCTTTTTTCTTCAATAAGATTAATTAGTTCTACTTGCTTTCGGTAAGGATTTAGATTTATATCCTTCCCCGGGATTTCTATTAAAATATATTTTCGGCAAAAATAGTCAAATACTGCTTTACACCTGAGATATTCTGAAATATATTTATCTGCCATTCCCTGTAATTTGGTTGCCATACTATACTCCTTTATTTTTTGTTCTAATTATGGGAAGAGTTCTAGATACTATATATATTAATTAATGAAAAGAAAATTTAGATTTTTTTAAACTAACTTTTTTAAGGGAGGTAAACAATGAATAATTTACTTGAGGGTGGTAACTCTTACAAAAAATGTTTTACCCTTGCTGACGTTATAAGTAATCATAGAGGCAAAAAATTAATGGGGGTAGTTCCCCATTAATTCTTTTTGTTGGTTCTAGCAAGGTTAATTGTTGCTGTAGTTTGCCAAATCCCAGATGGTCTTCTAAATTTTAAAATTGAACTCCATAATATATATTTCCCTTCTAAATCATTATACTCTATTGTTTGTGGTTTAAATTTTACACACTCTCCAACATTTATTAAATTAATAACAGACAAATTTCTTTCAAGATTTAAAGTAATACTTGAAAGATCAGATAATAATCTTCCAAATCTTGAGTTAAAAAGGGTTGCGCTTGTATTGTATCCAGTATCTTCATTATAATATTTTTTTCTTTTAGCTGCTTCATCAATATAAAGTTTGGTATTTTTTTGGCTATAAAATAGAGAATATGTCTTTGCTACAGTTTCTAAATTTTGTGTAATAAGACCTGCAATTGTGTTTTTGGGTTTAACAATATGATTAATATCTGTAGCTAATTCTGCAAATTTTGCATTACCAGAATAGTCAGTAGTGATTGTATCATAAGTATAAAATGTATCCCCTTTTAAACATTCTTTAAATATTTTGTCTTGTATTTTAGCTGTTGTTCCAGATGCTAATTGATATACAGTAAATGTTTGACTTTTCTCTAATTTTTTAGTTAGATTCTTTATATATACAATTTTATCATATTGACAAAATACTCCAGGTGTTCCTGAGAATAAACCAAATCGCTGATCTAGAAAACCATCAAATAAATCGTCACTGCCTACACTGTATTCTTTTATAATTTTATAAAATGTTGTTGGTGGAATACAAACTTGATCAATTACTTCTGTGTTTTCTCCACTTGAGTCAAATTTTAATGTGGCATCAATATCAGATGCTAAAGATGTTAAAACCTCTCTAATAGTTTTCCCAATAAAAATATCATTAACAAATGTTGTCATAATTTTGAATGGTTGTCTTGCAACTGTTGTCACCATTAGCACAGTCCTGTCTCTCACAGACATTGGTCCAACTGTAGATGCCTCAGTTTTTTCAGTTAATATAAATTCAGATTTAACATACATTAATTCAATGTCTATTCTGGGTCCTGGAAATGTACTTTCTCGATATAAAATTATCGAAAGTTTTATTGGTTCACCGCCGAAAATTTCTTCAATAATAACATCATTTGGATCGAGAGAAAATACTAAATCAACAACTTGATATGAAGTAGATAGAGAAGATGCAAAATCCATAGAAACTAGATCATTTGTATAATCTAAGTCTTTGATTTTGACTATTATATCATACATTCTATTTTGTTTGAAATATGCCTTAGCTTCTGCCATTCACTACCGTCCTTTATTTTTTTGTTCCAAAAAAAATGATGGGGGGTTTATTAACCCCCATCATAACTATGACGTATGAAGTTTTTCTAATACTTCATACATCCTTGTTGGAATAACAAGAACACTCTCTGCAACATTCTCAAGCATTCTTTTAATATTAAGATTTGGTTCAAAAGCACTATATCTGACAATTGCTAAAAACATGAGCCATGATGAAGGAAGCGGAGGATTTTCCCCCTCAGTTTGTGGGATTAATTCTTGTAGGAATTTAACAACATCTTTACGTCTTTGTTTTCCGATTCCTTCAATTACGTCAAGTGTAGAAAGCATCTGATGTTCTGTTAGTTGATTTTGGAAACTTTCCGCAATCATATCAGTAATGTGTTCTGTAAATACTTCCATATAGGATGAAACTACAGATGACATTTGGGTATTTGAATTTACAAGATGAATCTGTCTCATTTCGCCAAGACTGAATGAGAAAATGATTCTATTGTTATCATGGTATGTTGCAATACCAAAAGAAACGCTTGCTGCTTTTGTTCCATTATAACTATTATTAACAATCATAACTGGAAGAATATCTCCAACACTAACAACATTTTGACTGCTTTGTATTATAATTTCATTTCTCATTCTTGTTAAATCATAAGACATAATCGAATTTTCTGTTAGAATAGGCATCCCAACTTCTTGAATTGCATTTCGTATTTCTTGATTCAGAACATCATTTCCAATGAACTGATAAAATTCTGATACATACCCACAATATCGGTATCCAAGTTGGGTTATTGATTTTGTATATATTGCTAATATTGGAACTGCTAATCCATCGGTTTCATGATTTTCAGATGGATCAGTTTGTTGTGTTTGTCTGGTAGATAATTGTCTATATACAACTTCCCCATATTGATCTGAATATGTAAATAAGAGTTTATGAAGTTGAGTATCCAGACCCATTTCATTCACTCGTTCGCTGAATGGAGTCCTCAAAATTTTCACCTCCTTCTTTTATAAGAATTTTTGATATTTCTTTGACTAATTTTTGTTTAAGTCCTTCTTGAAACATCTTTAGATGTCCTTTAAACATAGCGCAAGCTAACATTCGTGACATAATATCTATTACTGTGCCCAGAGGTTTTACACCTGTTGTTGCGTCATATCTATTTTTTATAATATGTATTGTTCCATCATGTTTTACACTCAATACTATATCTGAATTATACAGTATCTCATGAAATGAAGTTTTTCCATTTCGCCGACCACTAGTTGAAACTCTATATGATGGTGGTGGGTGTGGTGGTAGTGGTGTACCTGGCATTTAAATTCTCCTTGCTAAAAATCTCATATAAATATCTCGACCATCAAATTTGAATTTTGGGTCAATATCTTTTTCTTCAACTTTAAATCGTTTTTCTAATTCCCAAAAATATATTGCTCGTAATGGAGTCCAAATAGAAGCATGAGGACATGATGGTTCATTTAACATTTCGGTTGTTAATAAAATATTAGATGCTTCAAAATTTTTATCATCAAAAGGATCTTCATCTAAAACCATTTGAGATAAAACATCATAGTTTGGAACTATTATATCAACAATACCTCCCTTTTTTATAACTGTTGATACTAGATATATAAAATAATTCACTTGAGTAAAAGTTACATGCTCAAGGTATCTATATATTGCAACACTATCAAATATTATTGCAGTTTTTTCCATATAGTTAAATATATCATGTTTACAATACAAGTTACGAACTTCAGCAAATTTCAAGCCATTTTCTTTAATCATTCTTTCTATTGCTGCAGCATGATGAAAAGAATTAAAATAACCATTATCAATATTAACTATATACTTACTAGTTAAGGAGGTAGTATATGGAATTTTTAGTGGTTTTTGTTTTCCCGCTGCTATATTTAATATGTTCATTTTCACCTCACAAATTGAACCACAATGGTTTTAGTAAATGGTTCAATATAAAATTTAAAATATCTTTCTTTATCTATATCTTTAGTATCCATAATTTTTAAAGCCGCTTTTGAAACCTCAAGTTGACCATACTCTTTAAGAAATATATTAAATTTATTTTTCGTTGGAATTGCAAATAATTTTGGATCCTGTGATCTAATGATACTATCTTTTATCCTTTGTAAATATCTGAATATTGTTTCTTTTCTTGTATAGTTAATTTTACAAATTGCTTCATAAATTTTATCCATTTCTCTATATCGAAAGGGTATTCCCTTAATTATTACTTCTCCTTTATTTGTTAAAGCAATATATTTTTGTCTGTCAATTGATGAAATGAATATTTGAAAATGTTTACGAATATTTAATGGTATATGTTTAGTATCTGTATATTGAAGGATTTTTGATATTATTATACCATCATATTGTCTTAATATAATATCATCTTCTGTGATTTTATTTATGTGTATAAATTCATCTATTACAGATCGAGTTGTATTCTGTAGAAGAGATGTTAATCTTGGATTCTTTCTCATCATTTTACCAATCTGAATATTCCTTTCAGTTTTATCTTGGCGATTAATGTGAGATAAATCAAGATCTAACTTTTGCATGATTGTATAATGACATGCTTCAATATCATAAAGATATAGATCTCTTAGAAATAATTTTACATTTTTATTAATTTTCATAATATTAAAGTTGGGATTGACATATCTTTATTTATGCCAACCCCATTTTCTATTTCAGAATGTCAATAATTACATTATCAATTTGAAGATGATGATTGATATCTGTTACTTCATTTTGCTTTGAATATAACCAAGAAACCACACTCTCATTTGTAGTAAATTGATCCAAAGCTTTTACGCTTTGTCTATAAAGGAGTTGAAGAGCTTCTATATCAGCATTTTGTTGTAGCTTTTGTTTAATCAATTCTATATCAATTGAAGGAATTTCGAGATCTATATCTTTCTTTTTCACTCTTGTGATAGTGTAAGGAACCAATACCCCTTCAATTTTATTACAAAATGTAGCAATCAATCCTGTACGAATTCCATAACATTTGATGAAAATACCATTATATTCATAGAGAATTTTAAAACCATTATTATAAATCTGCATATCTAATCCTTCAAGATTCAGAACTGGATGTGTATCAGCATTTTCAAAGACTCTAAGATCTCTTTTATCATTTTCTTCTTCGTCTTTTTTTCCAGAACCATCTTTAACCGCCATGATTAGAGTTTTGCTTGGATCAACTCCCCTTATTGAAACTTTTACTTGATTGATGTTATCAAATTTTTCAGAATTTAAATTGAACCATTCAAATAAAGATATGATATTAATAACGTTTCTCTCTGCTACAACTTCTGGTTCTTCTTCTATGGGAAGAACTAAATTATTTTCTGAAAAGATAATTTCATCTTCTTTTGGGGTTGTATCCTTTACCATCTGAGATAAGTTTTCATTCATTAATTCGATACTCCTTTTTCTTTTTTTTTATTCTTTCCATTTGAGGGCATCCATCTCTGGATGTTCCCTCCATTTGCTAGCATCAATATTAGCATATGTTTCAAGAGCTGCTCCTGCTAGAGCCATTACTTTTATGATTTCTTCATATGCTTTTACTGGTGCAATTCCGTGGTTTTCAAACTCAGAACATGAAAGTAACCACGGTGGTAAATCTTGTTCCCATTTTTTTGTATATGCTTTCTTTGCTTTTGCAACATATTGCTCAAGGAATATTAGAAAGCTTGCAAAATTTAGGGATTTGTCTTGAGAATATTCTCCAAAGACATGACGTTCATAACTTCTTTCTTTCTTATATAACTCATGCATATGTGAATTATATCTCCTTTACATTCAATTTTTTATACAAACATTTTAAAAATGAATTTCGTGATTTATTTGAATCTTCGTGGTGTTCCATAAATGAATCTATTAATTCTATAGACACTCGAGGAGGATTGATATGTGGAAATTTAGAGATCATTTGAAATGGTCTAGTTTGCCAGTATCTTCGAACATGACCTTTTTTTGGACCAGTTAACATCATTATAACAACACCGTAATCTATATAAGTAATATGTTTATTTTTTATAACTCTATATCGGCCAGCAATAACTGCATACTGTTCTGCTGCATATCTTGGTGTTTGTCCATGCCAAGGTAATGTATTTAACCAGTCTTTTTCAGTCATAAACCAATCTTTCCATGAAATGTCACTTGGGGTTTGGGGCATTCTACCATTATTAAATTTAACAATATCCCCTTTTCTCCAATATTGTTTAGAACTATCATCTAGATGTTCAACTGTACGTGAAAATGTACGTTTTTGATGACCATATCTTCCCCAAGTACTTGTATAAAAACCAGCCTGCTCAGATTTTTCCCAAGGGATTATCATTATAAATATCTCTTACCATCAAACCCTTCCCTTACCCCTTTCCAATTAATTGCAATAGCTTCGGATGTATGAATGGATTCTTCATGACTACATTTGACAATCCAGTCATGAAGAACAGACATTCCATCTAATGAACTAGAAATTAATCTAATTGCATCTTCAACAAATAATGGATTTTCTGCTGCAATTCTAGCAATCTCTTGCTCATCAACTCTTTTTATTACTGGGTATGGTAGAGTTTTAATATTTGATTCAACTGCTTCAATAATATCTTCAAGCCATACATAATTAGATTCTTTTACTTCAACTAAAATGTCAGCATATGATCTTTGGTTATGTGGAAATCCTTTACTATTATTGTCAGATAAATGACCGCATAGTTCTGCAGAACAAGGACAATATGATGCATATTGAATTTCAACTCCTTGAAAAAATCTAAATTCTGTTTCATAGAGTTGACCTTCAAATCTACATTTATAATAAATTGGGAACTCATTATCTGACTTAATTGATTTCTTTTTAAGCGGCATGCGAAATTCAAACTTCATAAAACTTGATGTACTGCCAATATTATTTTTTAAATCTTCAAGTATTTGTTTAATAAGTTTACATTTTAAAGGTAAATCTAAATATGGTTTTAATGTCAAGAGGAGTCGAGACATTGATATTCCTTTAGTTTTTTCATCCAAATCTGTTCGCATAGATACGTTTGCACTTAGCTGATAAAAACCTCCAGATTTAAGTTCTAAACTAAACGGAACTTCAACATTCTCAACTCCAACTTGACAGATGGGAATAGCAATATTAGGTTCCTCACATTGTATATCTGGTAAACATTCCATTAATTTTCCCCCTTATATATAATACAACCCTCTATCTTTGAAATGTATAACAACAGTATCTACCCACATCCAGAATTCTTTCTCTTCATTTAAAGTATATGGTTGTATTCTATGTTCTTTATCGTTAGAACAATATGGACTTAACTCAGGATTATCTGATATATTGTTATCATCTCTAACTAAAGTTTCACCTTTAATACGATATGTTTTAGTTGGAGTTTCATATAAAAATATTATTTCAGCACCACATTCTGGACAATATCTTTTTTTCATAAAAATAAATCCTCCGGATCAAAAAGTACAGTTGGTATCTTTACATTGACACTTTCCTTTTCTTTTTCTAATTTCGTATGCTTAAGTATATTTTCCTGCTTTAAGTTTAATGTATCAAACGCTTTTTTAATAGAATTAGAATCAATTGTGTCTATCATAGTTGATGATGATGTATGCATATAATTAAAATAACTCATTTTTGATCAACTCCTATTACTGTAAGATATGAGTTCAAAAGTTTAACTGATTCAGGAACTATATCAATTAAATGATCAGTTGAACTTGGTTCAATAAAATTACGTATATAATTATTTTTTAAATCAATACAATCTGATTTTGTTGTAAAGAACTCAAATAAATTATGTGAGGCATCATGACCTATTAAACATGCAGATTCCATTTCACCACATCTTTGTCCACCTTTATTTTTTCTTCCTCCCAATGGCTGTAGTGTACGTCTAGCATATGCCCCAATACCACGAGCTGCTAATTTTTCTTCTGCAATATGAACCATTCTGAAAAAGTAAATTAAACCTGTAGCAATTTCATTTACGATATGAACTTTTGATAAAGGATCATAAATTTTCTGTTTAAATTTTGTATTTGTATATGTCAATGCTGCTTCAACTTCTGCTAATCTACATGATTCAAATGGAGGTTGAATAATTGTTAAATTCTCTACAAATTCAAGATTAATTTTTTGTGGTAGTTGTTCAATAAATTGTTTATAATACCACTGGTCGGTTGTTTCGTCAATAATTTGAATATATCCTAATAAGTATTTTTTGATTTCTTCTTGAGAATTATTTTCTTTTAACATTTTCATTAAAATAAATTTAAGATCTTGAACTGACGCTGCCAAGTGCATTTCGTATAACTGACCAATGTTCATTCGAGATATGATGCCAAGCGGGTTAATACAAATATCTAGATGTCTTCCATCTTCTAATTGTGGCATTTTTTCATGTGGAACAATTCGAGAAATAATACCTTTATTTCCGTGCCTATTTGCAATTTTATCTCCAACTTTTATTTTTCTAAAATGCACTCCATACATTTCAACATGTATACCATTAATTTCCTCACGTTTATATTTATATTTTTGATCAAGAGAAATTTTATCTAAACCATTTTCTCTAATTAACTTGATTGCTTGTTCTTTTTCAAAAACATTTTTGATTATTTTTTGTAAATATTTTTGTTTATCTATTTGCTCATCAAGAGTTTTCTCAATCCATTGTTTAAACTCTGGAATTTCTTTATTCCATGAATTTGCATATAAATTAACCTCTGAAATTATAAAATTCTTTTTAGCTTCTAAACGAACTGGTTCAGAAAATACTGAGTATAAATCATCTGAATTTAATTTTTTAATAATTGAATATGGAGTTCCTGCTTTGATGGTTTCCAATTCATTTGGAAGAGGTTTGTAAGTATTATCATCAATAGATAAAAGAACTTTATCTGGAGTTAATGTAAATGATAAATCTTTAAAATGTACAGATGTAAATGTATCTTCGTTAACTAGGCGATCTGAAATTACAATACCATCTTCATAATTATTTCCATAATATACCATAACACCAGTCAGAAGATTTTTACCAATGTTAATTTTTCCATCTTTGCAAAAATTACTCTCTGCTAAAATATCTCCCTTTTTAAACTTATCACCGGGTCGTACATATATATTCATAACATCTAAATGCTCAACATAAATTTTTCGATAGGCAATATTGAAAATATCTGGTTCACCGTCATTATACATAACTATTAAATATTCTTTATCAATATGAAGAACTTTGCCTGATTTCTTTGCTCGTTTTATAAATTGTGTATAATCTGTATAGAGACCTTCACATCCAGAAGCTATTAAAGGAGAATCAAAATCTTTTAACATAATTGATTGACGCATTTGAGATGCTGCCATTTGTAATCTGGTTTGATCATCATGCTTTAAAAATGGGGTCATTGAAACTGGTATTGATATAGGTTGTTTGCTACAAAATTCTTCTGTAAATTTTAAATCTTCATTTAGATTAACATTTGGGATAAGATTTTGTAATACTCCACAATTATCTCTATCCGGGGTATCAACTGGGCAAATACGACCAAACATCGTTGGACAAATATCTCTTAAATGTTTTGGAATGTTTTCTCGTTTGAACCCTCCAGGACCTAACAAACTTATTCTTGATAATTTCGTTAGTTCTTCAATTGGATTTATTGAGAAATCAAACTGTACAATATCTGAAACATTACATTCTGATAATATTTGAGTTGAGTTGATATTAAATTTTGGTTGACGAGAAGTTCTATTAGCAAAACAAAAATCAAAAATGATCTTTGAAATTTTTCCTACAATCATATATTCAAAACATCTAACTCTTTTATTTGTGAATAAAGTATCATCAATATCACCTGTTTGTATAGCATATATGATTTCATTTAATAATGAATCCGTATGAAAAAATTTAGCTGTAACTAAATCAACTTTTGGGATTAGATCAATAGCATATAGAATATCTTCACCCTTTGATTTTGCATTATATTTAGAATAAGTTCTTCCAAGCTCAACAATAAAATCATCTTGTGTATAACCAACTGACTCATCTTTAGTCATTTTTAAATCTTTACGTAATATTTCATAAAAATTATCTGACTTTTCATCAATAGGAAGATCAAGACCAAACTTTTGTACCACTTCATCCATACTATAATAAGCACATAGAATGAGAGAGAGAGCAACTTTTTTTCCAAGGAAACTTATTCTAATTGATGGTTCTTCTCGATCTTTGTATATCATTATTGTAGCAATGTTGGTTCTTATTTTTATACTTTCACCCCTTGTCACTACAGGAATATCAAATAATTGAAAAATAGGTATCTTCTTCCTACCGTTTATCATTAGATAGTTTCCATTGATAAGCTTTGGAATAAAAATACTAAGATCAATATTTGAGGTTCCTTTTTGAAACTTAATATTTAGAGTCTGTTTTAATGTTTTAGATAATTCTCCTGAAGAGAAGCGGGAATCTTTAAGATCTACCTCAACAATATTGAATCCAATTTCTTCAACTGGTTTAACTATTTCTTTGACTAATGGTAAAATTTGGTCGAAATCATTTTGTCTTATTGTAAAGAGGTTATTCTCTTCGTTTTGAATTTTAAAAGTAGGATTAATTATGTTCAAGATTTAGTCCCCCTGACATATGTTTTTTTGTCTTTTTCTAGAGCTTTTTGTAAATCATCATCTTCTACATAATATGGATCTCTGTTCATCTTTAGAGCATTCATTAATAATTGCATTAATCGTAAATCTGGATGGTGAGTCCAGATTTTACGAATTAATGATAACATTGGTTCAATTCTTTTTGGATTTCTCATCTAATTTTTTCTCCTTTTAAGATCTTATCCATTACACCAGAGTATCTTCCTTCATATAAAATGCCTTGAAGAATTGCTCTTTTTGGATTTGAGAATGCCATTGCTAAAACCCAACTCTCTTTATTTGGCACACTTTGTATAGAATAGAAATCAGGAGAAACCTTTTCTCTATCTGGTAGTAATCTCCATTTTATATGATTTTTCCACATCAATTGTGAAACTACACATTCAAAATGGACATGATATATATCTTTATCATATATGTCAAATAGTCCGTTAACTATATCTGTATATGTTTTTCCTTTAAATTTATGTAATAGTTTTGAAACTGAAGCAAGATCTCCAATAATATCTCGTTGTCTCATGGATTCATCTTGATTTTCTTCGCCCTTAATTACAGCTGAACCAGATGTATGAAAAGTTCTCAATACAAGTTGTGTTCCTCGTTCACCAAGGGTTTGTGCTGCTAAAATACCAATGAAACGACTGTTAAGATTTTTATGTAAATCACCATAACATGTATGGCATATTTTTGGATTTTTACATAGAATTGGACTTCGAACATAAACATATTTTCCAATAAAATCTTTGTAATTTTCCAATGTAATTTTTTGAAGTTCATCATTAATAACATGATATCTATTGACTAACATTCTTGCTTTTCGCTTTGTATTAACATCTATTTCTAGAAGATCTTTAGTACCACAATCTTCAATATTTTCATCAATTTGGAGGTTTGCACATGTAAAAATTAATTTTCTTGATAGATACCCAGATGTGCCAGTATTTAAAGCAACATCAAGAAGCCCTTTACGACATCCATATGTTGAAAAGAAAAACTCCTCTTGGTTTAATCCATCAATCAATGAGTTTTTAATTGGGTATGGTAATATCTCGCCATCAAAGTTTGAGATAAATCCTCTTGTTAAAATCATTTGTTTTACTTGATCCCAACTACCTCTTGCACCAGACTCGATCATATAAGAATATGCGAAGTCTTTTTTGATTTCTTCAATTAAAGATTTATCAGAAAGAGCAATTAATTGATCTCTTGTACTTTTGTGTTTATATACTTCTTTTTTTAGTTTTTCCGCTTCCGGTACATAACAATCCTGTAAAGACATGGTACAACCAAATAAAGTTGCATATTTAAATCCTATCAGTTTAATATTATCCAATACATTCATAAGTATATCACTAGAATATCTATTTTTAATATCATTAAGGATTCTTAAAAGAACTTTATTTTTAACAACTTCTGTAATTAGAGGATAATCCTTAGGTAATTGTTTGTTAAATTCAACTTGTCCCCAGTTAATAAACTCACCTTTATATTTAATTTTCTCTCCTTTTTTGGCAACCTCTGGGGATGTTAGATAGTAAATTCCCAAAATAATATCTTGAGATGGTGTTGTTGTTAAACTTTCATTTGCTGGGCTACTTAAATTTGATTTAATTGAAATTTTTTCTTTTACTTCTTCTTCACAATCATTTGTAATTGGTATATAAACAGCCATTTGATCTCCATCAAAATCTGCATTAAATGGAGGACAAGATAACGGATGGATTTTTATAACTTGATCTAATGTTATTTTTATCTTAAAACCAAGCATACTTAATTTGTGAAGAGATGGTTGTCTATTTAGTATACAGTATTTGTCTTTAGTAACATCATTACATATACTATATAATATTGGGGATTGATTATCAATACATTGATCTACAAAATCAATTGCTAGATTTAATAATTTAAATTTTCCCATTTCTAAAATTCTTTTAGCAATTGGGAGTTTGTATATTTCTAATATCATAAGATATGGTAATTTACACTCATCTAATGTCAGTGTAGGATCAGGTGTTATAACTGCTCGTCCAGAAAAATCAATTCTCTTTCCCAGAATATTTCCTCTAATTAACCCTTCTTTTTTTGCAATTTTTTCTAGTATTCTGGAATATAATTCATTAACATCTTTTTGAAGTTGTTTAAAATAAGTATAATAAAGAGTCTTATCCTTATAAATATCAATGATAGTTTCTTTCATTATTTCTTTTTTAGTTAGTATCTGGATATAATATCTATTTATTTTATCCATCAATTGCTTATTTTTTCCTGAACTTTTTGAAGTTGGTCTTAGATCAGGGGGAAGAACTATTATTTTATCAAACATCAAACTATCAATGCTATTTAATACTAAATCCCATCCTTCAATTTTTTCTTCAACCATATCTTCTGCAATGCCTCTAACTAGTTCATAAATAGCATCTGCTCGTTCCCAAACTTGTTCTCCTTTGGGGATGACATCATCTGGATTTACTGTAACCATATAATCGTTATTAGATTTATATAAGACGCTTTTTTCATTTCGCATTAGAGAATCAATAGCTTTCTTGAAGTTTTTCCCACCCAGTTCAATAAGAAGGTCATAGAATAATGGATTAACAACTGGCACTGGTATTGTGATTTTTGCAAAACGTTTTCTTCTTACATCACTATTTACAATATCTACTTTACATATATCACAAATATTACCAGTTTGTGAAATTCCATAATATCTACCACATTGACATGTATAGTTTTTGACTGGTCCAAAAATCTGTTCAGAAAATAACCCTTCTGGGTGAAACTTTTTCTTCCCGAATGTTTTTAGAGACGTCACTTCGTCTAAATTATCACAAAATGAGTTATAATCTAATATCTTTGGCATATTTTTTATTCTCCTGGTTCTTTAAATTTTTCTGCTAGGAAATTTCCTATTTGATAAAAATGTTCTTTGATTTTATTTGAAATTATATAATCAATATCTGGCATTATTTCATTTACAAGTACTTTAACATCTCTTTTTGTAAGTTCAATTATTTTTTTTTCTATAAGTTGTTCAATATGAGCCTCAATTGAATACTTACTCTCTTTTTTCTTTGGGTTCTTCTTTGTCATTATTAACCCCTTGTATTTTTTTCTTTAAGATAATTTTTTGTTTATCTAACATCTCAGAAAATACTTCAACCGTTCGTTCAACCATTCCATTAAATATCTTTCTTGAAGTTTTTTTAGCTGAGTCCCCTAATTCATCAAGTGCTTCTGTAACTTTTTGTTGAAGTTTTTCTTCTGTCATTTTCTCATTTTCTTCTGTCATGTTCCTATACCTCTTGTTTTGTATATTTTATTTCATTCCAAGGCGTAAAGTAACAGTCATCTAAATTAAAACAACATAACATAATTTCAATTAATATTTTATTTTTTTTATTTATCTCATGTTTTCTCAGTGAATGAGGAATACAAAATTCTCCTGTTTTTGGGTTGCAATTTGGATGTGGATTTTTTATAGTTAACATATCAATTTTACCATTTACAGTTTTGATATTATATCCTCTTATTATAAACTTTTTGTCTAGTTCTAAAATCTTATAAAGCTCACTTTTAAAAATTAATTTATTTGGAACAAACACATCAGAAATAAAAATATTATTTATATCCACTATGCTGCTCCCGTCTCTGGAATCAATTCAATAAAAACTTGGTTCCCTTCTTTAAATAATGAGACTATAAAGTTATTAAAATCACACTGACTGGTTGCTACAGATGCTAAATTTAAAATTACATCTCCACTGGTTTGTAATGTATTTTTTGGAATTATTCTTTCAGTTATTGGAAGAACTTTACTTCCCAAAAAGACATTTACATCTGACAGCTTATTTAGTTCTATTATTGGTACAATTTTATCTGGAAGATTTATAAATTTTTCTTCATCAATTAAATTTTCATATAATAAATCACATTTGTAGTTATCAATATGTTTTACATAATCTAGTTCATATTTTTGAACTGATTTGCTCCTTAACAAAGATGTTATTGTACCACTATGAATAGCCATTGATATGATTGATGCTGCATATCTTAAATCATCCTTTGATAGCTCAACAATATATTTTCCTACTCTTTTATTTGTGTACTTAACATTTTTACGACAATCTACAATTAAGTATCTGGATGAGATATATAATCTTGCATCAATTTCTGAGGTTCGATCATATGTTATATCTCGACAATCAAGAACCAGATCACTTTTTGACAGTATCGTCTTACCTTCAATGTATTTTTCACTTCTTACATCCACATTTGTATTTGAATTTTTTGATAAAATTATATCTTTTAATGCTTCAGTTTTTGCTAAGCCAACATCAATTTGTCTATATATGGAATTTTTAAGATTCTTTGTCTCAACTATATCGTGGTCTATAATCTCAATTTTCTCAATAATTTCTGAGTTTGAAATAGCATCCGTTATGAACCCACCAAGAGTTCCCAATCCAATTACAGTTATAGTTTTATATACCACGTCATTATTGTCTCCTTTTTATTCTTTTTGTAAAAATAAAGAGGGGACCTCTAGTTGAGATCCCCTCTTTTCGGGACTAAATGTTTATCCCTTTTTTCCTGCTGGTTTCAAGAACTCGAGAGTATCTCCTTCTTTGACGATATAATCGGCACCAACTTCTCTACCATTTATAAGACCGGTAGAAAGCTGATCTACATTTAGAACTTCACGGAGAAATTCACCTACCTGTTTTACAGTACGGCCGGCAAGTGGGAAGTTGCCTGATGAAGCACCACATGAAACATGAATCGTGGTAGTTGTTCGTTTACCAAAGGCAGCCTCTGGTTTTGTCAATTCGCTATGAGCTGAGAATGACATGGATGTTACATCACCAGGTGATTTCTTAACTGTTGCACCGGCAGCAGTTTTTGAAGCTGTTACAGGAGCTCCGCATTTCGCCATAATAGCGTTGATGACGACATCTTTTGTTTTCTTGCTCAAACCTGGAAGGTCTAGTTCATAAACACACATACTTTTAAGTTCTTTTGATGTTTTAGCTTCGAGTTGATCACGCGTGAATTTTTTTCTAGCCATAATTACACATTCTCCTTTTTTTCAAATGATTTTTTTTAACTTACCCGACTACTCTTATTTTTGAATTTGTATTCATAGTAAGAATGTCAAAGTAAATTTCCGAACGTTCGTAATTTTCTTTTATAACAGAGTTATAAAATGCCCAACACATTAATGTTGCAGCTCCTAAATTAGTAAAGTATAGTTGAGGATCAGATTCAGATAGTTCTTCGCAGCTCATTTCCTCAGGTAACTTATCGTCAGGATTTTCAATTTCTGGGTGATATTTGCACAGATCTGGAGTGAGATCTTTACCATTCTTTCTCACATAGGTTTGTACATTTCCGTCAGTAAATTCATTCCCGCCAGATATTAAAGTAACATTTTGTAAACCTTTGCAGTAATTCGATACAATCATTCTGGTTTTGTGATTATCTACACATAGAAATACAATAGTGCCTTCTTTAACAACTTCTGATATATTTGTTTCATTTATGAAGGCAGGAAAAACACCAAAACTAATACGAGAGTATTTTGTTATTAACTCCATTTCTTTAACTTCTGCTTTATTACCAATCTGAAGAAACTCTTGTCTTTCATAATTTTTTTGTTCATATTCATCTCCATCTACCAAAATGATGCTAGCTTTCAGATCATTTGAATAGTTAAGGAATCGACATAATCTTTCGATAAGGATAGAACCAATTCCTCCAAGACCGATAATAGTGATATTAGTATTCATAATTTTTACTCTCTCTTTCCAAGCACTCGTTCTATCATTTTTTTAGCTAAACCAAATGCATTTGTTGAGTTTTCCGGGAGGGGTAAATGATTTTCAGAAGGATCTGGAATCCTTTCAACATTACTTTTAGATGTATTTATTTCTTCTTGAGCTGCTTTATCAATCTCTTCTGTGTGTTTACCCAAAAAATCTCCGGAGTCCGATCTCATTTGTTCTTCTTTATCTTGCTCTTGTACACTTTGTGGTCCTAATATTGTATAACAAAATGGACATTTTGTTTCTCCATTATGCATATGAAAAGTCTCACCACAGTGACCACATTTTATAAAATCGGACTTTATTTCAATAGGATCATCTTTTGTAAATAGATGATCATGCTTATCGGATGGAATATAGTTATTTTTTAAGTCGGTCTCATCATAAGGAAATAGAAAATCTCCAGTAGTACAAATTGGACACTTATCTCCATCCAAGAGCGAACTCTCCTCCCATATAGAATCGCATTTAGCACAACAATAATATTCAGTCTCTTCCACTTCATTTGTTTCCAAAAGAATTTTATAGTCCTTAAACTTACATGATGTACATGGAATGACATCTTTATTATCATTTGTACTTGGTTCGATTCCTTTTGGGGCCTCTAATAGTTTTAAATCTTTTTTTCCTGATTGTCTCCATAGACTAGAGTTATAATTAAATCCCCATTCATTATCAGTACCACCACCATAAAGACTTTCCCAATTATTAATATTTTGTTGATTTGTTTGATAGTGTTGTAAATTGTGCTGATAGAAGTAACTTTTATATTCGACCATATCCATCCACCCTTTGGGTGTTCTAAAATATTTTTTTGAAATATTAACTGTATATCGTTTATCAAGTCTTTGATAAGTTGTACTTCCAAATCGAGATGAGGCAACCATATCTTTCACTAACTTCTTTTCCTTTTGACAATATTTCCATACTGTTCGATTTGGTCTCATTTCACTTTCATTTATATCTTTAGTTTTAATTAAACGATTTATATATTCCTCAGGCTCAATAAAGATCCTATGCCCGTTTGAAACAATTGATGCTGATAAACTTACATCAGTATCACCAAGATTTCCAAGCGTTATATGAAGACCATCAAATGATTGCTCATCATCATGATCAGTTCCTGAGTGAAAAGCAGACATTGCAGCATGACTATGAATGTCACCAACCATTGTCCACCCTTCTAAAACCAGTCCACGATCATAGTCTATTGTTGCAGAAGATACTTTTTGTGTTGGAGGAATAATTCTATAAGTTTTAGTTTCTTCATTATAAAATAATATTACAATACATTCTGCTCTATGTTTCACATACACTTCTTTAAAAAATGATATGATTTGAGCAAATTGTCCAGCAGGAATCTTTTTAATATTCATTCTTGCAACTGTTTTAATATCTTCTAATATAGATATATTTTTCACGGGAACCAAACTGTCCATTACTCCTAATGTTTTCTTTATATAAATTCCATCTTTTGCAATAACATAATATATATCATCATCTGGTAATTTATTAAGACCATCATTTATATGAATCTTGAACATATAATATACTCCTTTCATCGTTGATAAACTTGAAATCCATACCCTTACTTTGTATAAACAAACCATGAAAATTTGGTATTGATGAAACTACCCCTTTTTCCAATAAATCTTTTTTTGGTAATCTTGGATTTGGTATACAATCCAAAAGCGATTGAGACATAATATATGTATCTAAATGATAATAATCTGGGTATTTATATAAAGTATTAAGATTTGTAATTTTATGCATACCTGACCCAGTCGACCAAACAAGCCAACCAGCTTTATTTTTATAATCGCCTTTACAATTAATTAAATCACCTGGTTGAATCTTTATTTTCTGAACATCAAGTGGAACATGTGGAAGATCTTTCCATTTTTTAGATTTCATTGTAATTTTGATAAAGTTTTTTATCATTTCGCTATACCATAATGTACAACCATTAGAGCACAATACCAAAGGATCTTCTCCTCCACTATCTGTTATAAATCCAATAATAATATTAACATCTTTCTTTGGAAAGTTTGGTATAAAACCTTCTTTGGAAATAATTTTTGTTCCTGATGTAACTTTACCGAATTTGTTAGTGATGTGCCTTATTCTTCCAGTAAAAATGACGGCATCACCTCGAACATCAATATATTTAACAACAGTTAGATTATCATTTTTATCAGCTAATATGAAATCTACACAACCACTAGTTTTATCAACTTTAAATCCTTGAATAGTTTTAATTATCAATGTATTGATTGGATTTTCCCAGTCTGCTGCTACAACTTTATCCCCAATACAAAATTCTATATCAAAATCAGAACTTTCAATTTTTAATCTGGTTCCATCGTCTAACAGACAATTTTCAACTACTTGCTTGATATCTGCTTTTAATATTAGACTATTACGTTCGGTAATAATTCCATCCATAGTTCCCCATGCAAAACCATTTTCATATAATTTAGATGACATATGAGTATCTACTTCTCGTTTGCAATATAAGAGACTTCTTCCTATTCTAAATACTGGTGGCATTATTTTGGTATTTTTGATTTCATATAATCTATATCTACTATTCGTTATAGTTCCATTTTTTGGATCATATGAAATTGTAATTGGTGATCTTCTCGTATCATAAATATCCTTAAAAGCAAACCTTAACTTTTTGGCATCCACTAACATTCCTTCAAAAGTTACGTGATATCCTTTGTGGTGTGGAACTCTTGAAGGAGATGTTATAATAATATACTTAGATCCTTTCTTTAATGCAAGTCCATCATACACTGGATTTTCCATATCAAGAATTTTTCCAGTAGTATTTTCCAGAATATAGAAGTCATTTCCAAGTTTAGCTTCTGTAATTCCATCTCGACTTTTTCTAACATAGTGTACTTTCTTATAAATAGCTTCATTGAGATTCGTTGAAGTTGCTGGTACATCAATTATAATAATATCATCTTCTTTAATCTCAACTCCATTAGCAAGAATCCCCTTTTCTGCATATCGTTCTTTCTTAAATGCTTTTATAAGATACGGTGGTTGTGATTCTGATGTATTATTTGAATATTTTACTAAAAATGTTTGTCCATCTTCAGTTTTGAATTGAATATAAGATATAACACCTGAACTAGCGAAACCAATAAATGAATCAACAAATGCTTTTTTCCCATTTTTAAGTTCAATGGGATCTCCAACGTGAATAAAAAAATCAGAATCTAAATACATACCTTGAGCAACATCATAAAACAAACTATATTTTTTCTTTGTTGACAACCCGATTTCTTCTTTCTTGCCAGTATCAATAGGTTGTACAAATATACTTGATAATTCTTTATAACCAAAATTTACTGTAGAAGTAAATCCGTATTCTGTTTTAATTCTTTTAATTAATTGATGTAAATTACATTCATATTTAAGCCAGTCAACAGTATAGATAAACATTGGATCAGTTTGAGAATGATATTGCCATTCAATAAGTGTATTAACATATGGTACTTTTTTATATGCATTATAATTATATGTATAATCTGAGTTAAATTTAGATGACCAGAATTTCATTATAATACCTGATATAGCTGTATCTAAAGAGCGATTTTCAATGTTCTTATCACCATAACAGATATGTTGTTCGTCAGAAATATTAGTGAATGGAGTTTTGAGAATATAATCTGCCAAACCTGAAAGACGAGCAACTCTGAAAAATACTTGTCCTAACAAAACATTATTATTCGAGTCAAATATTTTAATAAAGATAACATAAGGGAGAGCTAATGTAAAGGAGACAGGATATATTATTTTTTCATAATCATATAAATTCTTATCAATTCCCCATTCTTCTGTTTTTCCTTTAGCTTTTAACATTTCATATTCGTTTGATATTTCTCCAAAATCAGTTCTGATGGTTCTTAAAGCAGGAGGTTCTTCAATCACTACAAGATGTCCACCGTTCGATAATTTTTCTAGATAACGACAATTTGGAGGCATAAGTATGTTTTCTGAGTTAAATCTATTGGAGATTTTTTTTAAATAAGTATTTGTTTCTATATGTTGTTTTCTAATTCTTGGAATCGATGGTTCTTTTAATGATTTTTCATATACTGATTTTGTTAACTGTGAGAATTGAGAGTTAATTCTTATTTCTTCAAGTATTTCTGCCATCATTCACCTCTTAAAAATTTATATTTTTTCACATATTCAGTTAAAATTTTCTCTGGTCGATGATCATCTATCTCCCAAACCTTTTGTCTTTTTAAACGACTCTCTCCCCATGTCATTGTAATATAAAGTACCAAAAGATACTTATCTTCGCTTTCTCGTTCCAATATAAGAAATGCATTTTCTTTTGTAGTTCTTCCAGGAACTTCTAAAGATAAAAATATATTAGGTCCTTTTGGGACCATCAACAAATTTTTTATATTATTTTCTTCTTCTTTAGCAATTTTATCACAAAGTTTTCTGATTTTCTCTGTATTGTCATCTCCTTTTATTTCTTTAAGCAATTCTTGTAAAATTCCCACTAGACATTCTCCTTATTTTTTTACAAAATATCGTCTATCTTTAGTATCCATCCATTGAACCCGATCAAACGGAACAGATCTCCATGCCATTTTTTCTAAATCATATACATGCATAATTTTATTTTTTTGAATCAATTTCAAAATATTTTCAATATTAACTCTTTTGGGATGATCTCTTTTTGGAACTTTGGTAAAATCAAGAGTACATCTCATTATTCTTTCTGTTCTATCTTGTTTTATAAACTTTATAACAACATCTTTTTCATCATAAACTTTTTTCCAAAATTGAACAGCAGACATTATAATATCAGAATCTATTACATCTTTCTTTTCAGGCATAGTTTAGCCCTCCCTTATATCTGAATGAACCAACTCATCCGGACTAGAATTTTCTTCATCAATTATTTTACTCATCAATTGACAAGTATGATTACATAATTGACAATATTTTTCTTTATCTTTAATAATACATAAATGAGCAAAATGTGAGATTTGTTTAATGTCATTTTTATCAAATAGATTTTGAACTTTTATTTGAGATGGAGTTGAAACACCTCTTATACGAAGACATAATCTAACTGAACCATCAGCATCAATTGTAACATTATGTAATTTTTTATCAATCTCACAATTCATATTTGATGGTAATGCATAATTATATATTTTAGATAATAACTTATTTTTCATATGAATATTAAAGTCGCTTTCTATCAAGTTCTTTAATGGAAGGAATGCTTCATCTCGAGTAACTAACAAATCTGGATCACTTATATTAGCAAAGTCATAATAAGGATTCTTTGCAATATCAATAAATGTAATATCGCTATTAATTCCAACATCATTTAAACTTTTTACTAACTCATAAAGATATTGCACATTATATCTCATTACAGTTATTTCTGCAACAACATCTTTTACAAGACCAGCATCTTTTATTTCTTTAAGTCTCTTGAATCCTTCAATGCTTTTAAGAACTCGATCTTCTCCTACATCTTCATTTGAATTAAATACCGGATCAACAGAACTTGTAAACCCTTGTATATACTCTACTTCATGAAACAATTTAGTAAAAAGCGGTTGAACTCCTTTCGTATTATTGCTAATAATTGTATAATGAATACTATTATTATTACAAAAATTTATTATTTCTGGTAAATCCTTTCGCAATAATGGTTCGCCGCCATAGAATATATGAAATGCATCTGAGTTGTGATTTTTAAATAAACTTAACATATTTATAATATAATTAGTTGACATTTCATTTTTTATATAATGGTCCATGTCTGGATATTCTTTTGGTTTGTTTTTATAGTTTCTTACAATTGCACAATAGTCACAACTCAAATTACATTTTCGAGTTAATAACCAATTTACTATATGTATTTTATTCATCAATGGCCCCCATCTATATATATTATCTGAAGTTGTGGTACTTTTTCCACTAATCTATATATATTATAACCTCTATCAATCACTAGATAGTGAATTGTTTGGCCTTCATGTAAATGAATCAAAGCAGTATTATATGCTAGCGAGCTTAAAATACCACTATTTGGACCAGTAACGTTTTCGATCCAATCCAGGTCTTCTTTATAATTATTAAATTTTTTAAACTCATTTATTTGATCTTTAGTGAAAACTTCATTGACTTTCATTTGCCATTTTTCAAGTCCTTCTTGCCACAAAATAGTAGCAAAATCCATTGGTTTGCTTCCAAGATCTAAAATAATATATGCGGTGGAAGAGCTATTTGTTACAAAATCACTTTTAATTATCATATTTTTTACCTCATGGTTAATATCTCATCAGGTTCAAGTTGATCCTGATGTGTATGAGATATAACATAAATTGATTTACCAATTTTCAATTTATTTAAAACTTTTGAAACATAATTTGCATTTTCATAATCCAATGCATCAAATATTTCATCAAATAATAAAATGTTAAATACAACATCTTGTAAATTTGATTGTAAGTCACCGAGAGTTAAAATTGTAGCAATATCAATTATTCTTGTTTGCCCACCTGACAGTTGAACTCTCGAGTTTGCTTTTGTGTGTGTATCCATAACTCTAACTGAAATTTTGTCTTTGAAATCTCCAGCTTTATTTTCGTCTAAAGTATCAAATGAAACTATATATCGTCCATTTGTTAGAAGATCTAGATATTCAGTTATTTTCTTATTCATAAAAGGGATTGAATCATCAATTAACATTGAAGGGATTCCCGATGATGAATATCCTACTTTCCAAAACTCATAAATTAAAATTTGAGCGGAAATAGTTTTAAATTGTTGTTTATCAATTTCGATAGAAATTTTTTGATCTCTTTCTTTTTTAATATATGAATTAAGTTGTGTTGAATCGTATTTTTCATTTTCTTTGTATTCTATTTGGTTATTAATAGAGTCCATATTTTGGCGTAAATAATTTATTGTTTTTTCTATTTCTTTAATTTTTTCTAATTGTTGTTCTTGATATTGTTTTTTCTCAATAAGATCTTTTTCTCTTTTTCCCAACTCTTGTTTATCTTTGAGTTGTTCTTTTTCTAAATCATTTTTAATAGAAATTACTGCTTCATTGACTTGATCTATTGCATTTTGCAATCTAATATCAATATCGGTATATTCTTTTTCTTGATCAGCCATTATGGATTTCATTTTTAATTTTATATTAGAAATTTTATTATGAAACTCATCGGATAGCGGACTTAGATTATTTATTAAGTTTTTGTGTTTTTCTTGTAACTCATCAATTATTTTTTGATTTTTTTGAACTTTAGATTGAAAATGTTCCACCTTTAAAATGAGCTTGTCTGTTGCATCTTCAGTTACATCTTGCTCACAGGTTGGACATGTTGAATGTTCTTGTTCAAGCACATTATGATTTATTTCATAGATTCTTTCTAATAAACCAATATTTTCAGATTCAATTTTTTCAACTTGTAATTCAAGGTCATGTCTATCATTCTGATTTAATGAAATTATATTATTTAATTCTTCTTTTAATTTTGCTTCTTCATTACGAAGTTCAGATAAAAGATTGTCCTTTAAGCTTTTGATTTTCAATTTTGTTTCGGTTGCTTTTGCTTCTAACTCCATCCTTTTCTTTTCTTGTTGGTGTTGTAAGTCATGGAGTTTTACAGAAGTATCTTTATCTAAGATAGCAATTTTATTTTGAATTTTATTTAATTCTTCAGAAATTTTCTCAGTATTTGAATCAACTTGTATTTTACTTAGATCATTTTGCGAAAAATTTGATAATTTTTCATTTTCTTTATAAGATTCTTTTAACGTATTGATGTTATTTTGTTTATCTTTATAAAATTTAGTTTTAAGATCTGAGAGAATTTTAATCTGAATGATTGTATCTTCAAGTAATCCATTATTAATTCCAAGTCTTTTTTCTACTTCATTAATAAGATCTTTGAGATCTTTTAATTTGATCTTTGCTTGTCCATAATAATCAGTGTATTGTTCAAGACCTATTATCTTTCTAAAAATTTCTTTTTTGTCAGAGTCTACAAGATCTGTAAAGAAATCTTTTACTTTTTGACCAAACATTAACGTATTCATAAATGCTTTTTGGGGGCATAATAATCTTTCTATTTCAGGAAGAACTTCTCTATGCCCTTTTTTTATATCAATTTTATTTTTATTCAGAATGACTGTATTACCCAATCTTGAATATTTATGATAACGTGTAGCAATATACTGATCTTTATTTATTTTAAATTTAACCCATGTTTTACAATTTTTCTTCTTTATATTATTAACAACATCATCACCTTTTGCTTTCTTACTGGTAATACCATATAGAGTAAAAGGAATGGCATCTAAAGATAGAGTTTTTCCAATACCATTTGGTCCTGTTAATAAAGTTAGTTTATCAGTTGGGAATTTTAATATCATGGGATCAATATATGGTCCAAAGTTTTCCATCCCTACTTCTTGAAATTGAATATTACGCATAATATTCTCCTTATATTTCGCATGAATTGATTATATCAATACCTGCTTTAAAATATTCTTCCGCCAGATCTTCTGGTACTTCTTTTATTTTTAGATATCTTCTTATAATATCATCTTTAGACATTGAAGATGAAATACCTCTATCTGTTATATCACGTTCAGTTTTGTCTACTACATTAAACTCACCGGCAACCGATGTAAGATCAACTTTTTCTTTCATTATTACTTTAACATGATCACCATTTTGCTTTGCTTTTCTTGCAAGTTTAAACATTTCATCTTTATTTTCAGCTGTTAACTCAATTTCAATATGTTTCTTATAATTAGTTATTGGGATACTCTGTACATCTAATGTATCTGTATCAACAACCAAAAATCGTTTCTCGTCGCCCTTTTCCCCCCAGTCTAATTGGATCAAGGATCCTGCGTAATAAAGTTTAATATCTTCTCTTATTATTTCTTGGGGTTTATGATAATGTCCGAGTAGTACTAATTCGTATCTTCCAATAAGATCTTTTAAAGAAACATCTGAAATAATGCTTAATCCTGAGTTTAAAATTCCTTCATCCAAACCAAAATGAGAGACTAATATTCTTGCTTTATTTTGTTTGACTATTTCTGGGGTTTTATATGAATATGGGACTAATAACATATCTTCATTGGGTAACCGATAACTAAGTTTTTTATGACCTATCCAATTAACCCCAGGTATATTTCCTAAAGGACGTAGAGCTGAAACTGCAGTTTCGGCTTTTCCAGACAAATCATGATTTCCATCAATAACCCAAAATTCGATATCCGGGTTATCTTCAAAGAAATCAAACATTAAATCCTGAGCGATTGCATATATTATAGATTTTCCATGAAGAGTATCACCACCAAATATAATAGTTCCAATTTTATAGTCTTTGCAATATTGTGCTACTTCATACAATGCATTTTTTATACTATGCAATCTCTCAGGCAAATTAGTTTTATCTTCAATTTTATCTTGGCCATATCTTGAAAAATGAATGTCTGCGATAAATGCAAATTTCATTATTATTTCTCCTTTTTTTAGTAGGAACGAGAACTATCTAAGGGGTTGAAGACCTTTTTATTGGGGAATCTATTTTCAGCTTCATCAACACATCTCGTTACTTCCTTTAATATAAAATCCATGTAATCTTTACATACAGTTTTATCTTCTAGACTTCTAGTACATGTAGCTTTAACTAGGCAAGTATTACACGGACTTCCTTTGTATTCTGATATTTTTTTCATTTCTTTACCAGTCATTTGAAGAGTCATATTCAACATGCTCCCTTCTAACCCCAATTTTTTCAAGATACCACCACATATCAAAGTTATCCATAGATGTGTGTCCTTTAATCTCTGTTTCTGTTTCTGAAATTTTCCATTGATCTGGATATACATCATATTTATATTTATTAGCTAATATCATTCCAACTTCAATATGATCAAATATTAGAGCCATTTGTAGATAACTTAAATTTTCTTTCAATATCATAAAAGACGCTGATGAACTATTAGTTATAAAGTCGCTTTTTATTTTCATAATTTTACCTCAAATATTCACAAAATCTCCATGAAAAACTTTTTGAGCTCCCACCGCTTCGCAAAATATAATCAAATACAAGACCAATTAAAGTTCCGTCTTCATCACCAAATATAGAATATTTTCTTTCTCCTGGTTTAAATTCTAAGTTATTTAATTTGGCTGATTCTAATAATGCTTTTTGAGAATATCTATGACCTTTATACCAATCATATTCTTTTGTAAACTGTTTGATTAATTGAGGATTTTCTTTTACAAAATGAACCAGAGTTTTTACGACATTGCTTCTATTTGTTATAATAAATGCGGTTGAACTACTATTTGTTACAAAGTCACTTTTTATTTTCATTATTTTCCCTCTATTATATCTATTGCGATATTTTCCTCAATATTATGTAATTTATTATCTTTAAATAATAAATACTGAATTTCCCAGTTGCGTTCAATATAAAAAGTTCTTCTCTTGTAGAATGTTCTGCTCATATAAGTACATCCATAATCAACTAGATCTATAACCGATGGGGTCTTTTTATTTTCAAATTCTCTTACAATTCTTCCAGTTAACTGTTTAATATTTGAAGTTGGGGACGTCATTATTATACTATCTTTCCATGGTACATCAATTCCATCTCTACACTTACCAGGTGTTGCAAATGTTGTTTTATATTTTAAAGAATCTAATGTTCCATTACCACAAAATTTTGCCTTATCTTTTGATGGTAACCAATCGAAAAGATCATCAATATGTTTAACTCGTTCAGACATACATATTAGTTCTCTTTGGTCACTTAAACTCGTTAATAAACCCCTCACAACACGTTCAAGGGGTGTTGATTTTCTAAGCATATTAAGATACCGTGCTCGTTGGAACTCACCCCCCCAATGGATATACTTGTGTCTGCGTGGTGTATCTATTTCATAATCCAGAAGAATGATTGTAACTTTTGCTTTCATAGTTCCAGTTAAATCATCATCTTCAAATATTTCCCCAAGATGGAATTTAATGACATCTTCATTACCATCATATCTATATGGGGTTGCACTTAAACCATATGTATATTTTGATGGCATATGAATTGAGCATTCTGAAAATGTTGGTGCTCCAACTGATGTATGAACTTCATCAGCAACGAAGACACCAATATTTGCTTTATCTAAGGCAATTAAAAAGTCTTGTCTTTTTCTTTTTAATAATGATAAGAATGTTTGTGTTGTTGAGATTATAATTGGTTTTTCCAAGTCTTCCCTAAAAGTAGCACTTGTCATTTTTGATATGTCATCTTCTTTTAAATTTGTGAACTCTAATAATCTATTCTTCCATTGAGTTGCAAGGGGTTTGCGATGAACTAAAATAAGAGATTTTACTTTTCGTTCTGCAATCATATATATCGAGACTACTGTTTTACCGACACCAGGATCTAATTGCAAAATACCATTTTCATTATTCATTAAATATTTGATGGCATTTTCTTGAGATTCGCTTCTGGGAGTAATATTGTGTTCTATATTTATGGGATGTCCCTCATGACTTCGATCATCAATTATAAGATCCCAAAAATATGTTCTAATCGGAAAATTTCTTGGTATCAAAAGGAATTTTTCCGATTCAATATAAAAGATATAAAATACATAATTGGACGTATTATATGATTTCACTCGTCTTTCTAATGACTCTTTTATCTGTATGTAAGCAGAATTATATTGAAGGGTTTTCGGTATTAAAATCCCAGAACGTTTTTTAAACTGCATTTTTATTCCTCTATATATGTTGCCTTAGATTTTTCATTTTCATAAACTGTTACATAATCCATTTTTACAAGTGGATACATTCTTTCTAAAATTACTTTAACAGTTTCATAAATTGTTTCTGCTAATTTTTCTGCTGTTGGATCATGATTTACAAAAATAACTCTTGACCCCAGTTCTTTTAATTTGTTTCCAATATCTTCATCTGTTATATTAAGAAGCGTACAGTGATCCAAATTATCAATATAACCTTCAACTATAGCATTTAAAGCTGAAAAATCCATGACCATATCATTTTTATCTAACACTTCAGATTTGACTCCAACCAATATAGTAAAGTTATGACCATGAAATGAAAAACATCTTCCTTGGTGTTTACTTAATCTATGACCAATAGGTACTGTAAATTTTCTTTCAATTTTATACATGATAACTCCTTATATGGACATTAATACTATTCGTTTATTATCAATATCAGGTGGTTGATAATTATAAGCATGATTACCAATTTTACCTATAGACACTGAACCATGATTATGAGGTGGAATATAGTTATTGTGAACGTGAGAATGACATTGATTTTTCTCAATTATGACATTGACATTTATTCCCGCTCCATAAAG